TGTCGATTCCGAAAGGAATACCGAATCGGTTTCAGTTCGGTTCTCAATCGCTGGCACAAATCCCGACTTGATGTCGCCCAACAACAATAAAGTTTCAAGGAGTCCACTGCTACCCATCGTATGACCAATTTTTTGCTTATACGAGGTTGCAATGAATCCTTGTAGCGTTTGGTTCAAGGCGCATTTTTCGGCCTTGTTGTTGGACGCTGTTCCAGTTCCGTGGGTTTTGACAATTTTAATCTCATCTGCCCTTGTATGGGAATAGTGCAATACGCCTTCAATAACCTTTTTGAAGCCCTCACCATCCTCGCACTGCCCAATTGCGTTTGTAGAGCGTTCTGACGCGTTGTAGGCACCTATTAACAAGGCGTGAGGGGTAATCCTCTGGCGGGAAACGGCGCTCTCAGATTCAAACACCGCAAAAGCGGCACCTTGACCAACCCTGAATCCACTGTTAACCGAGTCAAAAGCGGATGGCTTTATGCCTGTGTCCTCTTGCTTTTGGGTCAGTACGGCCTTGGAGTCACCAAAGAACTCCAGCACGGCATTCGACACGCCGTCCTCAACGGTCAGCACAATGACGCGGTCATAGTCGTAGAAGTCGATCAGGTTGACCACATCCATCATTACCTTGAGGCTGGAAGCGCAGGCCGACGAGTCGGTGGTCACCATATCCATGTCACCGCAGGACTGGGCTATACGGCCAGCATAGACCTGCGTCAGGGTGAATGGCAAGAACTTGTAGGTGTAGGTCAGGCGCGAGTCGTAAGGACGCTGACCGATGCCAGCAAAGTGCGCATTGCCTGCGGCCAGAATGAAGGCAGTCTTGCCAACAGGGTTCTCGCGCAAGTAGGTCAGCAACTCAGGGTCAAGCACCTTTTCGGCCAACTTGTGGGGCACATAGACCAAGCCAGACTTGACTCGGTTGTAGGTCTCAGGGAACCAGTTGACCTTCTGGGGGTAGATGATGTCGTCGAACAACTCGACATTGGTCGTGGAGGCGGTGCGGTAGTGTGTGAGGTAGATCATTTGCACACCTCGGCCACTTCTTCCATCGAGGCAGGCTCTTTGGTTTTGTTCGCCATCACAAGGTCGTGCAACTCCTGTACAGAGGTAGGTGCCCATTCCTTGCTGACAGCGTCGTCAATTCCATAAAGGTCATCGAAGTACATCAACATCACCAAACCGTCAAGACTGTCCAAACCAATGTCTTGGAAGGCGTCTGCCATTGAATCTGCAATGGCTACTTTGGCGTGGGCGGGTCGAGCGACCTTTGCCACATAGTTGAAAATCTCGATGAACTCTATCATTGGTCTGGGCCTTCTGTGGGCTGGTTGATAGCGCCAACCAAAGCCGCCGCCCAATCCTGCCAGTTGTTATAGATGTAGGGGCCGGGGATGCCCTCATTCGTGAAGACATCAATTGCCTTTAACCCAGCCGCCCACTGCTTCCAATCTGTTCGAGAGTCAGGGATCACCAACTGCTGACCCGCATACGCCTCACACATCAGCGATGCCCACGACTCAAAGGTGTGAAACCGAGGATCATAGACAACCGCCAGAGCCATCTTAACCTCCGTATGGGCGCGTATCGCCGACGGTTGCGTTTAATAGCACCTTGCCCATCTGATAGTCGCCACCCTGAATATTGCTTGTAAACCTCAAGCGTATCTCGCGGCGTTGCTCTCGCATATCAACTTTGCCTGTCGTTGGCTCAAAGGCGAACGGGTCGGAGATCACATCTTGCGATTGAGCAAACGGGCGACCTGTAACCTGTACAGTCATCGTGCCCTCCTGAATAAAGTCAGGCTCAATCCGCTCAATGCGCAACCAGTAATTGTCGCCCACTGGAGAGGTCTGCGCTGGGCCACCCTGCACCCAACCAAGGTCAGAGGTTTCAAAGAAACTCTCAATTGCGTTCACATTGGTGTTGTTGATCTCGTCTGTGCCAATTTCGTGTTGCCAAAGAGTCACGCGCCCAGCCGTTGTGTTGAATGATGCAGTCACGGTTGCTGATGCAGTTGCGGGGTTAGTCAATGTGACCGTAAAGAATCCAGCCGTAGCACTAGGAACAATCGCCGTAATGATTGAATTTGCGGCAACCCCTGCACCAATCACCAATTGCCCCACGGCAATTTGGTTTGTTTGCGGAACCTCAATGTTTGCACTGGCGTTAACCGTTGTAATGGAAGATGAAAAAATTTCTTCAACCGTGCTTACAGTTGCGCCAGCATTGATTGGGTACTTGAACACTTGAGAGAAGTAACCAGCAGTGCGGGTTGCGCCATCAGAGAACCCAGCGTCGTACCAGCAGTTCTCTCGGATGTTGTAGATGACCGCGTTGTTGCACTCTTCTGAATCACCAGAAGGATAGAACCACCAAATTTCACCGTAACGGGGAACCTTGGTTGCCCAAACCTTTTGACGCTGTGCGTAGTTCAGATTGTCAAAAAAGTAGTTCTGGTTAAAGGTGTTTGTAATTTCTTTCACCACACCGTTGTAAAGCAGGAAGCGATCAACACCACACCAGTAGTAGATGCCGTCGTACTCAATCACAGACTGGCTCGACAGAATCGAAGACTGCGAAGAGATGATGTCATAGCGCCAGTAGAAGGTCTGAGGCGAACCCGCAACCGTTACGGTGGTAGGCGTGTAGGAAACCCGAATCAAAGAGTCCAGAGACCAGAACAATCCAGACGGTGCATTAGAGCCGCCTCGCACTGGCAAGCCCTTCACAATCTTTGTAGAGGACACATTGGTCTCGTTTGAGTCTGGGCCATTCCAGTCGTAAGGGTTGCCAGCCACAGAGTTCTTGATCAGACCGTTGTCGCCATACACGAACACATAAGGGTGCAACACAACCACACCGCCAGACACTTCAATAAGGTTGCCTGTTGGAGTTGTGCCAGATGTATCCGCCAAAGGGGACATTGCCGTGCCAGAGATGTCGCCAGCCAAAACAGGGCTGTTGACGGTTTGGTCAATCTGCGCCAAGTTGAGGCCGGGGTGCGCCAACAGCAACTGGTTGTTTGTACCCTGCGAGTCAAACATGGAGTCAAACTGCCACAGGTTCAAATCACTTTCTGTAAACCCATCGTTAATCGTTGCAACCTTGATTGAGAAGCCGCTACCCGTTCCACCGATACTGGCCGCTGTTGCGCTCAAGGTGTTGCCAACCGCATAACCGTTTCCAGCCGCCGTGAGCGTCACAGTCGTCACAGTATTGCCAGCCACCACAATGGTGGCCTTTGCACCTAATCCAGAGCCGCCAGTGAGCGTCACATTGGTATAGGTGCCGTTGGTATATGTAGAGCCGCCAACAAGCGTGTTGAGCGTTAGAACCAACCCAGTGAATGTGAATTCATTTACGCCAGCACCAACGCCAGCGTTGTCAATATTTACGACCTCAAGGCCATTGTTGTAGCCGTTAAAAATCTGGTTGATACCATCCACAGAATTGACATAGATGCCACGAGAGTAACCAAACACATCATTTGTGATGGAGCGATAGCCACCTATCTTGCGGGGGCGGTTACGCTGAAACCGAACCCATTTACCAGCGGTATAAAAGTTCAAGTCAAAAACAGTGCCATCCCTCTGGAGTCCAGCAAGGGTGTCAATTGTGAGAACTTTTTTTGTCAAGTGAATACTCCGCCTGAAACGCCACCCGTAAAGTTACCAGTGCCAACAATTGCCAAACCAGTGGCCGACAAGGTGGAGCGTAAAACACCAAGAATTGCAATGTTGAATTCACCAGAGGCGGCGCGATAAACACCAGTTGTTGGCTCAGACGCAAAGTTCAACGAAGGGTTAGAAACCGTACCGTTGAGCAAACTGATGGCAGAAGAACCCGCCAGCACCGTGTTGGCGTTCAGCAAGTTCACCGAGTCGCAAATCAGCGTGGCTTGGTTACCTGCGGCAATTGTGGCCGTTGATGCACCACCCACGCCCGTGCTGATTGTTAAGGTAAAGCCACCAGCGGTCGTTGCGTTTTGAACATAGTAGACCTGCACCGTCTGAGGAACAATGATGGTCACATTGCCTGTCAGGGTTCCTGTGTACTTCTGGATCACATTGGATGCTTCAGCAGAAGTTAGCGTGTAGGTTCCAGTGGTGACATTCTTGGTCAACTGAGTAAAAGCAAACTGAGTTGATTTGCCAAGGCCCACGGTGTAGAAGGTAGAGCCACTGCACACAATGATTGCAGAATCAGCAGGCTGGAAAATCAGCGAGGCAGAACCATTGATTGTGTTTCCACCAGTGCCAGCAACAGTCAAGGCACCAGTCCCGTTATTGCGCAAGAACATGAACCAGTTGTCGCCAAGGGTAGATGCGCTTGAAAGCGTCAAAGTACCAGCGCCACCAGTCCACACATAGGTGTTAGAACGGTCTGTTGTCAGCGCCGTGTAATCGCTAGAAAAGGTCGTCACAGGCTGTGACTGGTTCAGTGTCTGACCAATTGCCAGCAAGCCGTACCCCGCGAGAGTTGCGGCGTCTGCGCCAGAAGAACCGATACCGTAGGCAATGATTCCCCAAGTACCTGCTGTGGTTGCGTTGGTGGTGATGTAGATGTACTGCGCCTCACCAGCGGCTATGGACACAATGGTGTTTAGGCCAGTGTAGTCTTTGACCGCCAAAGTTACAGCGCCCACATTTCGGATCAACGCGTCTTGACCAACAGAAGCCTGATTGGCTGGCGGCATCCACAACTCGTTTGCGGCGGAGGCGGTAGACACCTCCATGATTCGAGCGGCGGCATCATCAGTTGAGGTGCCGTTGATCGGCCACTCCAACTGTAAGTCAGCGGTCAGAATAATGCGGCGATACGAGACATCTGTGGGTTGAATCACATTGCCTGTGAAGGGACTGTTATATGACATGATCAGGTATCCAATACTGCGGCTTGACGGTCACCAATACGCTGGACATCCTCGGCTTTGAGGGTCTGCATGATTTGGTCGTAATTTGCTTGCCACATGGGCATCCGCTCGTCGTTCTTGAGGAACGGCATAGCCTGCAAAAGAGCGCCGTACAGCAATGCCTGCGGGGCGTAAATGGTGAACCAGTTCGTTTGGTTGGAAGAGTCGAGCGGTTGAATCCGCTCGTAGTACAACACCTCAAAGGTGTAGGCGGCGGCAGGCGTAGGAACCACCAGCCAGTGTGTGTAGTCGTAGTCGCCGTAATAGACTGGCACGCCTGTCTCTGTGGCATCAGGCCAATACTCACGCAGGTATTCGTACTTACGAAGCAGGACGGGGGTACGGCTACCAGCCACCACGACATTCATTGAAACCGTTTTGTGCCAACGGGCGGGCTTGTCAATGACCGCTTGAGTGGCCGTCATCGTGCTTGTGCTGACCGTCAGGTTACCCAAAAACTTGATCTGGCTGGCAATGATTTGCTCGGCCAGCATAATGAAAAGAGGGATTTTCTCAAGCGTAGCGGTGTCAGTACGCTCCAGATAAGACTGAATATTTTCGACCAAGGAGTCGTATGTCATTACCGATGCGGTTGTCATTTGTTCTCCTTATCCGACATTGCGCTCAAAATGCGGGCAATCTACCAGCGATTTGAAATTACCGCCCCAGCGGTTTTTGGGGTGCATATTCTCCCAATACGCGCCTAGAGGAGCAAGAGTTTCCTTGTTCCAGATTATCTGCCCATCCTTGAAAAAGTTCAAGTCGATAGCGCACCTCTTGAGGTGGATGGAGTTCATGGTCTTAGAGCGGCCAGCCTTGACATGGAGGGCTTGCTGTTCAGGTGTGCGGGCCAACTCACCGCCAGTGACCTTAAAACCAAGGCCAGTGGCGTATACGATCAGTTTGCAGGCATCCAGCAGGAATGCGGCTTGTTCGTCACTCAGGCTCATTCTTTGTCCTTTTTGCGCATTTCCATGACCTTCTCGACAGTGCGGCCACCAAAATAGGCGGTCATCACCAACATACCCCACTGACCCAACAGGTTGACATACGCCTCGTTGACCTCAATACCTGCGGCGCTGAGACCCGCAAAAAGCAAGTAAGCGGTCAGGATGTAGACAAGGGTGCCGGGGCGAATATTCTTCGACAGCCACGAGTCCGAAGACATATCAGCCTGCCAACGCTTGGACACATTGTCTTCTTGGTTTGCCTGCGCTTTGAGCAGTGCGGCCAACTCTTCTTGCTCAATACGGGCCTTCTCGATGCCCAACTCAAGCAGACGCTCCTCGTGGTCGTATTGCAGTTGACGCAACTTGGACACTTCAGCGTCAGATGGGTTGTCAGAAATCTTGACACCAAGAGTCTTTTCAACGACTTCTTTGCCCTTTGCTTGGATCGCAGAAGACAAAAGGCCCAGACCGTTCTGAGCCAATGTACCAAGCAGTGATGCAACGATTGGAACCATGATCACCCTTTTAAGTAAAAACTCAGATTTGCATGACGGGGATACTGCACAACGCGCTCCCCTTCAGGGCATTTGTATTTGATCGTTGCCAGCAAAGTTGCTTTGCCTTCGGCGATTTTCTCTTTCCTCACCATCGTAAGTTCGTAGGTGAATGTGTCAATCTCTGGGCCTGCTGGGCCGCTGAACTTGCTTGCGGTGGTGGTTGCCTCATGCACCATGCCTGCCGCATCACGAATGCTTGGGGTAAAACTCTCAACAGAGCAGTCGTCCCGCTTCTTTATTCTTGCAACCGTGACAGTGATTGGCTTGTCTGCCTCTGCCACAATTTTGAAATTCTCTGGAGACCATTCAATGATGGCTCGGTCAAAAAAGCCAAACTTATCTGCAAGTGTGTAACTGCCGCCAAGTGCGGCAACACTAGCGGCAACGGCTCCGATGGCTTTAGTGATGTCAACCATTACAGCCCCAGAACTTTTTTGATGAGTTCCCCAGCGACACCGGGGCCAAACAGAACGCAGACAATCACCCCATACAAGAGGTACTCAATCTTATTCATGCGCTTGGTGCCGTCGTCGAACCGCGCTTGGATACCCTCGTATCTCTGAGCGCAGATCGCTTCATGGACACTCAGTCGCTTGTCAGTCTCAGTGGCAAGTTCGTGAGTGCCTTCCATTATTCAGCCGCCTTTGGCTCCTCAACTGCGGGTTGCACTTGGCTCTTGGCTTCGTTTTGCAAACCTTCAATCAGTTGAAAGACTTCCTGATATGGGCGCGTACCGAGGTATCCCATCACAGCGTTGACAAGTTGGGTTGTAAGAGTGATCTTTTCCATTTTTTATCCTTGAGTAGTTGAGGCAGTTGCCGTGTCAGCAGAATTGTCTGCTGGCACCGTTATGATAACTTCAGGTTCAACTGGAGTCACTACTTCAGGCTCAGAAAGTTCAACTGGGACTTCAACAACAGGTTCCGCAACAACCTCTACTGGAGCCTCTACAACGGCTTCTACGGGGGTTTCGACAACAGGTTCAGGGATAGGCTCTGGGATAGGTCGCAAGTCGCCCTGAACCCACGCTGTAGCCTCTTGATCCCACTTGTAGAAGTAGGCATCTTGTGGCATAGCGATTGGGGGTTCCCACAGCCAATTGCCGTTCAAAATCCAATTGTC